GTGATGCCACATCTTTGAATATACTTTTCATAGCATCTTTGAAGTTCTCACCTTTAACAACTGCATCACCAAAAGCATCTGATATAGATTTCCCTGCATCTTCAAAAGTTTCATTTAATTCTTCTACAATCTCTTTCAGTTGAGCTTGTGTAACAATAACTGTTTTTGCTACTTCGTTTTGTTCTTTTTGAACGAGATTAAATTGTTCTACTAATTTTTGTCTTCTTTGTTCAGCAAGGAAAAGTTCTCCAATGTTATCTGCTGTTTTAGTAATTACTTTTTCTGTTTCACCAAACCTTTCTTTCATTATTTTCATTGCATCGTTGTATTCTTTTACGAATAAAATTACTGCACCAAGTGCTAAAAATTGTGGTGAATTTAGTATTTTAAATAGTAATGAA